TACCATCACCAGCATCGTCACCAGTTTTGCTTGCAACACTCTTGACAAGTTGTGCTCCAACATTTTCAAATTTATCTTCCAAAGAAATAGATTTAGCTACAGTTACACCATCTTTAGTAATATGTGGTTTATTACCATTTTCGGAAATAACCACATTTCTACCTTTAGGTCCTAAAGTCACTTTAACAGCATCTGCTAAGATGTTAAGTCCATTAATCATCTTAGCATTTGCCTCATTTCCAAATTTAATAATTTTACTCATTATTGTTCATCCTCTATATTAGTAATACCCTTATCTAAGTCTTTCTGTTCCTTGTTTAAGAAAGCAAAACACTTAAGTTTAAAAGCATTGGACCACAATCCTTCTTTCTTAATAACAATTCCTTCATGTGGAACTTTATTATTACAATCTGGAGAATTTTGTTCCATACAGAAATTTTCATCGTTAGAAAGTTTCTCTAAGAAAGTATCAGAAAAATTCTCTAATTCTTTTAAATTCATAGAATATAAATTTAAAGCTTTACCGTAGTATAGAGTATTAATACAGCCTAAATCTCTACGTTTACACCAATCAATCACCTGTAAAGGAGTCATCTCAAATATATCTCCATTTACATTAGTAATAGTAATTCTATAAACATAGATTTTAAATTGTTTATTAACTACATACTCAGTAGTACTAGGAGTACATCCATAATCATAGCCCTTTTGTATATATTTGCCATCTGGAGTATATCCTACTATTTCATAATAAATAGTCATACCCTTCTTTAGATAAGGTTTAATTACTTCATTAGCATAATACCATGGATCAGATCCATAAAATCCTCCATCTACTTTCTTATTATAATACTTATTCTTAATTACTTTACGAGAAGAATAAATATAATCGTAAGTATCAAAAGATTCTCCTGTTAACCATTTAGCTATTTTTTCCTTCCAAGATAATTTCTTATGACATAAAACATATGCAGAAATACCACTAGTGCCATGCCATTTACTAGATATATGTAAAATACTATCTGGAGTAATAACCTCTGGAACTTTCTTAATAACAGTCGTATCATAATGGAATTTAAATTGATCTTCTCTAATTTTACTAATACCTTTTACTTTCTTAGTAGGTTGTGCTGAAGAAGACACATTAGTTTTATGATAAGTAACTTTAAACTTTCTACTTATCCACATAATTTTATCTCCTTCTTTAACAGAATCAAATTCTACACCAGCATTAAGATTTTCTGGAGATTTTTGAAAAGAATCAACAATAAAATTATTTAAAATATTTGCAGGCAATAAGAAACCTTCAGAAGCTAACCCTTTTAACTTAATACCTTTAACTTTACCATTCTTTGAGAAAAATCCTTTCTTTGTTTCATCTTTATTAAGTTCTGGATTATCGTACAGATTGCAATACGATAAAATACTAGGATTAATTTCGGACATCATTGGGAAATAAATGTACAAACCTGGTGTTTCATTTATTCCTACTATAATGTTATAACCATCTACGTGAGCTACTTTTAATTTAGTAACTTCTGGATTTGGGTGATCATTAAAAGAAGTAATATTAACTACTTTAGCCCAATAATTACTTTCAAATTTTTTACTTTGTATTAATTTCATCTTTTATAAATTTATTTAAATATTCATTAAATCTTTTTTCTGATGGCATTTGATTATCCCATTTATGTCCCCAAGAATCAGTATAAGTAGAATATATACCTTTCTTTTTCCATATAGAACTATATTTATCTAAAATTTCTTCTTTAGTAGTATTTATATTTATATTATTTGTTAAATTAGTAAAATATAAATCTAAAAAAGACTCAATAGATAAATTAGTAGCTACTTGTTTCAAATTACCATCTTTTTGAATATATACTGTAAAAAATCCTGGACGTTTTACTAATGTAGGAACAATTACAGTATCTTTACTTTTTCTTGGCATATTCCACAGTTGATTCTAATTCTCTCATAAAATTAGCAAACGATTGAGCTAAAGATTCATCTGCATCTGTATTCCATAAATAATTAAAAGCATGAAACATTTCATGCCAGAAAGAATTAAGTACTATTTCTTTATGAAGAAGATTATCTTCATTCCCATCTTTACTTAATCTTATATTAATAGTTAAATTATTATAATCAAACTGACCATAATTATAATTACCATCTTCATCATATAATTCATCATACTGAATCACATTAAAAAGATGATTACCAACCATAAAAGAAATAGGTAGATAATCTACCCATTTCTCTTTATTTCTTTCTTTATTCATCACATATCATTTTTATCACGAAATGCTATAAGACATGGCTGTAAAGGCACTCCGTTTATTTCGTCATTTCCGTTAGAATAATAAAAGTATTTAACAGTAGCAATATGATTTTTATATTTATTATCAAAGTTCTTTATATACTCTTCTTTAGTGTCTTTATCTCCCATAGGCTTAGCTTTAAAAGATTTACCAGCAGGAGTAACACATATAAATACCATATCTTCTATACCACGAAGTCCTAACTCATAACCAACTACATTAAATTCTGAATCCTTATATTGTTTTATCTTAATCATATCATTAGTTCGCTTACCAAAGCCATAAACTTTATCGGGATTACGTATTACTACTCCTTCCCAACCTTCTTCCACATATTTATTATGTAATTCCATAATATTATCATACCCAGAAACTTTTTCTTGAGGTACCATTTGTAATTGTAATTCTTCAACTTGCCACAATTTATAAGGATCAAATCCTAGGTTAAGTTCTTCTTTAATCTCTTTAAGAATTTGCAATCTATCATAAAAAGTTTTATCTGGAATCATTACATCATAAATATAATATTCCAACCAATCACAATCAACAGCATTTTTCTCAAGTCTAGCCGCACCACTAATTTCTTGTAATTGTTTACCATGCTTATATAATTCTCCATCCAGAACATAATCTGGATGTCTTTTAAAGAACTCTATAAATTCAGGATTTTGAGTAATGTGTTGAGTAGAAAACTCATAAGTACCACCGCCTCTAGAAGCAGTAAGTATCTTTTTACCATTCCAATAAAAAGAACATCTTACTCCGTCAATCTTTCTTGAAGCGTACCAATATTTTACTTTATCAATACTTGTTTGTTTAACTTTATCAGATGATTTAGCTAACATATGTTTAGCAAAACCATTAGCATCAGTACTTACTTTAGGAAGTATTGAATCAAGTTCTGTTAAAGAATAATCTTCAGGATGCTTTTCTATTTCTTTATATCCTTTGTCTTTATATTCTTTAAGTTTTGCATTATATTGAAGAATAGCTTGAGCAGAAGCATCTCTTTTAGCTTTACCTTCTGTCACAACAATATCAGGCTGATTAGTTTGTTTACCTCCATATTGAAAGGTAGTGCGTTTGATTACAAAGTAATCTTCTTTTTCTTGTATTCTTTGTAATACAACACATCTAATTTTATTATTTGAATCTTTTTTAATTAAATAACTTATTTCTTCTGAAGCATCAAATAGTCCTAATCCCATTCGTTTTTATATTGTTTTACGTATTCATTATAGACGAAATCTACATCATCTTGATTAAGATGTATTGTATCTTCGTAGAGATTAAAATCTCCAAAGTAATCTTCTAGAAGTAAATCTGCAAAATCTTCTTTAGATATAAGATCTTCTTTATTTAACAGGCTATCAAAATCAGAAAAAGTTAATATTCCAGATCCAGAAAAATTTAAATAAGCATCATAAGATACTGAAAAATTCTCAAAGATAATATCCTTATATTCTATTGTAAATTTAATTCCGTACATAATTTAATACCAAATTCTAAAAATTATAAATTCATCTTCTTTTAAATTATCAAACTCTTGTAGTAATGCATTACAATTATCTAATACATCTACTACATCGTCATAGTAATATTTATCATAATTAATACTGCCAAAGAAAAATCCGCCCTGTGTAGGAAGAAGATCTTTTGCTAAAGTACGATCATTCAAAACCCGCTCACATCTATCTCTTAATTCCTCAACACTCTCCTTAGTTAATTCTAAATCTTCTAAATTTTCTATTTCTGTGTTAAAAAATCCTTCAAAGAAAGGAATTAAAAAATTCACTTTTCTAAAATAAGCTAATTCCTTTCTTGATACTTTTTCAATATATAAATCTAATCCCACATTAATGTTTACCAGTTGAGTTAAAACCACCTTCACCTCTTTCAGTAGAACCTAGATCATTCTTAGAAAATACTTCATTCCAATCAATACGCTCTACTTTATTAAGAACTAATTGTCCGATTCTTTCTCCGTTTTCAATATAAACAGTCTTAAGACCGTGATTAATTAGAATAAGTCCGATATTTCCTCTGTAATCAGCATCCACAGTACCTACACAATTAACTAAACTAATTCCCTCTTTTAATGCAAGTCCAGAACGTGGTCTAACTTGAATTTCATAACCAGAAGGAATTTCTACATATAATCCTGTAGGAATAAGTGCACGACTTCCTGGTTCAAGAGCAATCATTTTTACTGCATTGGCACTATTAGCTGGAATAATTTGTCCAGGACCGTGAATTGTAATATCAGAAACAGATTCTACATGACTTAAATCTGCACGTACATCAAGTCCAGCAGAATCCACTGTTTCGTATTTAGGTAATTTATTATTAGAAGCATTAAATACTTTTATTTCCATAGTATAGTTCCTTTCCTTTTTTTGTTAATAAATCATAGTAAAAAATATCTAATTTACCTATTTTATCATCTCTCCATACATGAGAATCTATAATTTCTTTAAAAGAACGTTTATCAGTTTTGTCTGTAAACTCTAAAATAGATTCCCAATAAATATCTGGACTAACAGATTCTATTGGACCTACAATAAAACGTATTTGCCATTTAAAAAATCTAAATAAAATATATGGAGGCCATTCAAACCGATATTCATCATATTTAGTTTTCCATCCTAACCCCATACATTTAAAAAAGATTTTAGGCATACGTATATAATCACCAAATTGCCAATAATATTTACCTATAATCCATTTATATTTAAATTTATAGTATTTACGTACTTTCCACCAAAAATAAAACGGATTATTATACGGATTCCAATACCTTACCCTTATAAACGCCATCCTTTAGAATCACATACATGAAAAGCTGAATAATAATTACCCCATTCAACAGAGAGACAAACCATATTTATATCTTTTTTATTAGGAATACCTTCAAATATTTTATTCATAGTACTTTCAGGAAAATCCCATTTTGATTCAAAAACTATATGTAATTCGTTAACATCTTCATAAGTAGAGATAACACCAAAATAATAAAAACACAAATTATTCATGTATACTAAATTAGCCTCATCTTCAGAATATACTCTTAGTTCATTTTCGCATATATTTGCCATTATTTTAAATTTAATTTAAATTCATCAACAATCATCCATTCGCAGTCGGAATCATTTAGTCCTAATACTTCTATTATATCTTCTGGTGTGTGAATATACTCGTAAAAATCTCTTACATAAGTTACACCTTCAACATAATCAAGAATTATAATTTTTTGCATAATCTTTAATAAATTGATTTACAGCATTTTCTCCTGTTTCGGAATAATATGCTTTTAATACTTTACCTTTTTCTTCTAACAAAATAAAAGGATTTAATCTTGCAGACCATTCTCCTTTAAATTTAAAAGCTTTACTTCTATCATTGTGTTTATTAATATTTAAATAATGTAAATAAAAATTATCATTAATAATCTCTTCTACTTTATTTAAATCGTTAACATCATCGAAAACTAAATACAAATCAATCATATAAATACATAAGCATTAGTTCGAGTTCTAGACATAGCTACATATTGTAATTGTCTTTTAAATTCTTCTTCTCTACATCCATTAATATTACGCCAATCAATAAATATTTCATCATAGGAACTTCCTTGACTTTTATGCACCGACTGAGCATAACCATAATCAAAAGATTTCTTAATAACTACTCTATTATCAAATATTAGATCTATAGGAGTAGCAAAAGAATCAAGTAATCCATAATATTTTCCCCAAAGTTTTCCTTTTAGAATTTTATTATTGCAATGAATAGCTTCTATTCTTACAGATTCTATAGACGCAGCAATATGAATAAATACTTCTTTAGAATTATTTCTAGATAGCATAAATATCTTAAATTGCTTTTTGTAATATGGATCCCAAATAGATAAATTAAAACCTTTAACTTCTATACCTGCAATAACTTTAGTAGTAGGTTCGATTACTTGAACAATGTAATCCATAGAATTATAATATTTTGTTCCTAAGTAACTTCCATTAGAATAAGCAGTCAATAATTCACCTACATTATATTCTTCTTCTTTACCAAATAACTGATTCTTAACAGCTAAATTATAATTTTGTACTCTTTCATTAGTAAAAGCTAAAATTCTTGTCTTTAAGACATTTAAGGAAGAAGAAATTTCTTTAAATTTAGGTAAAGATAATTCTATGAAATCACGCAATTCTGAGCTGATGATGAGGCTTCCTGTCTCTCCTTGACTACTATCCAGAGAATCCATACTATGGTGCCTAAGAGCTTCTAATACAGGCGAAACAGCATTTTTTGAATCTTGTCTATAGATTTTTGTAAGCCCAAATTTATTAATAGTAGAATATACTTTTGAATAAGATTTAGACTTTACAGGCTGTAATTGCATTTTATCTGATATAAAAAGAATTTTAGTATTAAACTGTGAACATTTTTCCTCTAAAATATCAAATAAATCATCATTTATCATAGAAGCTTCATCTACTATAACTACTCCATGATAGGGAATTTGATTTGTACTCTTTCCAGCTACAAATTGTAATTCCCGTAAATCAAGTTTAAATATATCTAATTTAGGAGACAAAGCTAAAAGGCTATGAAGGGTAGTCGTATCTTCTCCTGTATACGTTCTCATAACTAAAGCAGCTTTATGAGTAGGTGCACATAGAGCATAATCATATCCTTCATCTATTAAATACTTAATAACATAAGAAATCATAAGAGATTTCCCTGTTCCAGCAGGTCCAAATAAAGAAAAACTAATTTCTTTACTATTTTTTATAAAATCTTTTATTTTATATAAAACTTCTTCTTGTTCTTCTCCTAATTTATATTTTAAGTATTTCTTTTCCTGAAACATAACATAGTTTATGAGTATTTAAATCTAATTTAAATATCTGTTGGCAATCTAAACAATAACAATTATTATGATGTATAGCTTCTTTTATAAAGGTATGTCCAAATATTTGAATATACTTGGATAATTCTTTATTAGGAGAGCTTTCAAGAAAATAATGTAGATCTTCCCAAACATGACTTCCGTAATTAAAATCTCCACCTCTTCTCCAAGATACTCTTGCAGCTAGTTCTGGATAATTAAACAACACATCACTTATTGATTCTCCTACTTTATATCCAGGCTGAATTAGTTTCCAATAATGATTGTTAAAACCAGCATGACTGAAAATATAGTTGTCAACAATATAACAATCTTTAAGATCTAGTTCTTTTAATAAAGAAGCTATTTCTTTTTCATGTTCATAATCATGTCTACACAAATAATCGAAGTTCTTTTTATATAATTCTGATATATAAGGATAATCATGATTTCCTTTTAAGAATACACATTTATCCCTATATTTATTATAAAAATCTACTAATTCTTTTAAATTATCCAATGCCATTTTAGGAGTTATGCCTTCATCTCCATATGGATCAACATAATCTCCTAAAAATATAATTAAATCAGCATCATCTGGATTTATTTCTTTCCAAAATGTTCTACCATGAACATCTGGAATTATGAATATACTGGAATATCTACTTCGCATATATCACATAATATTTCGCCAGTACGATCTTGTATAGATACAAGATTTCTTCCAGGAGAATAACTTAAATAATCTATTTTAACTATAATTCTTTCTGTTTCATAATATATAAAGTCTTGTACATCATAGATATCGTCATAATCTACAACAGTAGCTATTTCTCCACAAGAATCAATGATTTTATAAACATTTCCAGAATAAATGCCATAATCACTTAATTCCCAAAAGTCTATAGAACCTCCTTCGAGAATGTCCACATCAGAATAAAATATAAGATCATTAGGATTAAGTTTCTTAACATCAGAATTAACTTCTGATATCACATAACTATACCTATTTTCTTCGTCTAGTGTTAATGTAAAATATACCATATTATTTTTTAATTATTAAATTTTCGAATATATCTTTAGGAAATATCTCTTTTTCTTCTTCAGTTAATTCATCATAAGATTCTATATCTTTAATAGAATATTGAAGATGTCTTAACAACATATAATAAAATTCAACAGGAACTTTAATAGGTTTGAATAAAAGTTTATTTATTTCCATTAGATATAAGTTCTTTAACTACTTTAGAAATTATCCTACCATCAGCTAAAGGATATTTAGCTTTAACTTTAGTCATAATAGCTTTCATATCTTTCATTGTAATATTAGGAAATTCATTTTCTACAATACTCTTAGTTTCTCGAACAATTGTACCAGTAGATACTTTTTCTGGAAGAAATTGATTAATTTCTCTAGCTTCCCATTTTTCTATTTCAGCTAAATCCTCTCTTCCATTTTCTGAATAAATCTTTGCAGAATTTTTTCTATCTTCATACATTTTAAGAAGAATATTCATTTCTTTAGCCTTATCCAGAATATATCCAGAATGAATTACTTTACTAAATTCAGATTTAATAGCTTGTAATACTCGCAGTTTATCTGAATCACCATATTTTCTTGATCCCATAATTAGGGAATCTAATTTATCATTTAGCATAACTTTTATTTACTATTTTTTAAAGTTTCAAAAGGTTCCTCGTTATATGTATCAATAATCTGTCCATTAGAATCTACTTTAATATAATTTAAATTAAATAAGGCTTGAACAAATCTAATATCTGAATTATTTTGTAAATATTTTCTTAACTTACTAAGTAATTGCATATTAGCTTCTTGTCTAGCTTGTTTATGCTTATTAATCCAAGTTTTTGATACAAAATATGCGGAAGATCCATATAAATCTGCCAAATGTTCATCAGTAATCAAAGAGGAGTTCTTATCAAACCCCTCTTTATCCATATATTCTTGAATCTCTGGCCAACAAACAATAATATAGTTTTCCAGATTATTCATCGTCTTCTCTATCATCAATATTTACTATGTCTAAATTATATTTATTACAGAAATTGATAATGAAATCAAAATCTTTTTGAGAAATGGATTTTATATCTTCAAATTCTATTCTGTTGCCATCAATAGATATATCATATACAGTAGCACAATTTTCTTGAATAATATCTACAATTAGCTGTTCTTCAAAGGAATACCAATCAGTCTCAAAATATTCTAATTCATAATCTTTTGGAAGATTATCAAAATATTTATCTAATATAGTAAAAAATTCCCTTCTTTTTAAAATATCAGGATTATACCAATCTAAATATGATTCATATAATTTATCATATTTAGCTTCAATTTCTTTATTCATAAGGATTATATGTTGATTTAGATTTTATTTCTGGTTTCATTGCAGATCTACATAAATTAGTTGGATTAATATCTTTACCGTATAGGGTATTCCAATAATTTTCATCAAATCCTAAAATACCCATAAGATTTTCACTATCAATTGGATCATCTGCTAAATCTAAAGTAACTATTTGTCCTCCAGATAAATAAATATCTACAGAGATAACAACTGCATCATCATAATCTTCAGGATCTTTATCAAGATGTTCAGTATAACCAATTACTTCTTTAACTTTAAAATTAAAAGCTTTTAATATATTCATAATTAAGCCTCCTCTGTAGCTTCTTCAGTGAAATATTCATTATAAGTCTCTTCAGCTATCTTAAGTTTAATCTTTAAATTATAAATATTTTCTTTACACTTCTGTAAATTCTGTGCCCATTCTGTAGCACCACCTTGAGCAAAATTACCTGGCTGTAAACTTGTAGTATGTGTAGGAGCAAAATCAGTAAGACTCATCAATGTAAGTTCTTCTTGATTAATTGCACGTTTAATAGTAGCTATAATGTCCTCCTGAGCCATTTTAGATTCGTTACTAAGAATGCCAGCACGACGCTGTAAAGTTACATCACTGTTTGTACTGATTAATTTTTCAAACTTGTTCATAATTTTAATTTTTAAAAAGTTAATATTTATTCAAAACATTTATATGGATTATGACCATAAGCAAATGTATCATTATCATTATAAAGTAATTTCTTATCAGTATTATATACAGATAAAGTACTTGTATTATCATACTTTGCTATATTATAAGCATGCGCTACCTCTTCTTGATCAGAACTAATTACTTCTCCATACCCTTCAACTACATCTTCAATAGCTTCTTTTAAGTCATTAGCTTCAATTTCTACAGTTTCTGTAATTAACATAGGTATAACTTCAGACCTAATTAATTTAAACTTTTTCATATTTTTATTTTATGGGTTGTTACATAATCTCCACAACAAGCACAGTTATATTCATCAATAAGTTCGCCATTAAGTACTAAAAAATTCATAAAGATATCCTGCAATTCAGAAAAATATTCAATTTTATCAACAATTTTATGGATTACTTTTCTAAAGTCTTCCATATTCATGTCAATACTTTCTTTACCATCTATGGATAAACTATTATTACAGCATCCATCAGTATAAATAAGTTCCATAATTATACAAAAATAGCCCACTAGAATTAACTAGTGAGCTATGTTTTTATTTATTAAGTTTTATAATTCTTTGATTTGATGAACCTCTCCATTTAAGGTTCATATCTTTTTTAGTAATATCAAATCGCCCATCAATAAGAACATCTACAAAAGCAGTTAATAAATTAGGCATACGTAATTCTTGTAACCGTTTATCTATTTCTTCTTTTGTATAACCAGTCCATACCCATACAGGTTTATTATAACTATGACATAACATTAATAATGTTACTACATTATCATAATCTCCATTAAATAAATGGTAGAATGGATCTCCACCTAATATAGATACTCCAGTTACTTTTGGATTATTAAGATAATTCTTAATTTCTGGAATACACTCTTTTAAAGGTCTACCTTGATTTGGATTCCATGTATGAGGACTCCAACAACCTTCACAATGATTATTACATCCAGCTACCCAAATAGAACATCTTATTCCAGGACCATTGATAACATCATATTGTTTTATTTCTAAGATGTTAAGCATATATTTTCATAATTTGTTTGTATATTGCTATATTAGTAAAAACAATAGGATCTGGAATATAACCAACAGCATTGAATATGCCAGTTTCCTTATCGTATCTTATTCCAAGTCTTTGTTGCAACTCTTTATCAAATAATTCTTCATCCATAATTATAAATGTTTTACTCTATGAACTATATCTCCAGCTCTTCCTATAGATGTTCCTAATGAATACTCACCAAGATATCCACAAGAGCGAAGAACAACATGTAATTTAGAAGGATCAGTACATCCACAATTTGGACAAGTACAATGAGTACCATCTTCTGATAATTCTATTTCACCTTCAAAACCACAATTATAACAAATTGAACATGATGTAGTATTTATCTCACAATAAACCATTACATCGTATATATGTTTCATTAATTCAAAGATCGCTTCTGGATTATTACGAACATCAGGTACCTCAACGTAGCTTATACAGCCACCTGTAGAATATTTCTGAAATTCAGATTCAAAATCCATTTTACTAAAAGCATCAATCTCTGTTTCTACAGGAATATGATAACTATTAGTAATATATGTTCTATCATTTACATGAGGAATAGTAGGAAATACTTTTAAAGCTTTAGCAAACTTTGTAGTTAAACTTTCTGCCATTTACACCCCGACTTTCGTCGTATTTTATAGGGATTAGACTATATCTTTTACCTTATTATTTTTAGAGGATAAGGTAATTTGGCGTTTCATTTTAATGGGACTTATTCGGAACATTGCCCAACCTTATAAATTATAAGGCATTATGCTAATAATATTAATTATTAGACTTACTAGTCGTTAGAGAACTATTAAATCTAAAAGTAAACTTACCTCTATAAGATTTTACTTCGTTTCTACAATGACGTAATACAGTAGACTTTGAAACATTATATTTATTATGTGTAATAGTCACAGAACCTAATGTTTCTACAAAATTCATATCAGGAAGTGAATATACATCAATAGCCATAGATTGAGAATCCTCAAAACCTTTATCATTTTTAGCCATTTTATCATCATAAGCTCTTTTTGTATTTTCAGATGTAGTGGTCCAATATAATTCTCTGTAATCAGTACAAGATTTATTGTTATGTAAATGTCCTACAATTGTATAATTATTTGGATTAGGAATAAAAGCTTTAGCCACTAAAACATGTACTCTACGTTGCTTATTTCCGTCTGGATAAGATATACCACAATATGTATATCCATTATGTTCATTTATATGATTCTTTTTCAAATAAAATTGATTTGGCAATATTTCTTTATAAATATTTCCTAAGTTATCTATATAATCTGTTTCACTTCCTTCTATTAATCTTATTTCATTTTCTATATCATTTTTATTTATTAATTTTTTATAACTACACGTCATTTATATTTTTATTAATTTAATAATCCTACGGTATTATCTCTATCTTATTTTAAGACTTAGAATCTCTTACCAGCTTATTTATGTATATCAGCTATGACCGTTTAACCAAAATTCAGATATAAATTACTTTATAACTGCCCACTTCTTTCTAGGAGTACCATATAAACTAAGAGCAATATCATATTTTTCTTTATTATAATTAGTTCTATCAAACATATGTTTAATAATACTAATACCTAAATCATGACCTTCCTTAGTATTATACTTTACTCCAAATCGTTCAACACATTCTGCAATTCCCATATATCCTATAGATACAGAACACTTACGATTTCCAATGACGTCTTTAATTTTAGTTCCTGATTTAGCTCTATCTAATACACCATACATATAAAGTATAGGTGCAACATCTACAGGAGAATCTACAATAACATCATAGATAGATTTTTGTGTCTTAGAAACATAATCAATCATATCTTCAAGTTTACAATAAAATTCTTCTATAGTTTTACTTTCAAGAGCTAAGTATGGTAAGTTAATTGATATTACACCAACATTATTTCTACCATATACTTGATAATCACCATTTTTATCCTTCCATGGATGTAAGATACTTCTACAACCCCAAAATATTCACTGTAATTCGTTAATTTACAGCAGTTCTCTTATGAACTTCTATATATTTCTATATAGTTTAGACTATCTCACTATCTATTTTTTATATTAAATAGATAAAGATCTTTTCGATTTAAAAGGACTTATTTTCCGCTATGCCTTACCACTTGGCTCTACATAATAGTCGTTAGACATTTATAAAATAAATGGATTTAACACTATATTTATTATTTTTAGTAACTCCTTTATTTAAATATTTAGATATTAAAGCTTGGCTACAATTTAAAGCTTCTGCTGCTTGATATTGATCTTGATATTGCTTTTTAGTGCCATCATTAAATTCTATAATAAAAGGTAAACCTTGCTTTGGTTTTAAACCAACTTTATAGGCATGTTTTTCATTTTCTGATTGATTACACCATTCTAAATTTTCTATACAATTATTAGACTTGTCTCCATCAATATGATTTACAAATTGTTTATTATCTGGATTGGGTATAAAGTATTCAGCAACTAATCTATGCCTAAAAAATCTTTTCTTTTGTTTATTATCCCATAAACAGACTCTATAATAACCAAAATTATTAATATCTCCTTTTATATAATGTTTTGTTAAAGTATTATATACTTCTCCTTTTTCATTTACTTTAAATTGATTTCTAAAAATATTTATAGTTTTCCACATAACTCCCAGTTTAGGTATTTATTTAAATTTTAATTTAGTACTTGATTACCATATATTATAAAAATACTTAGGTTTCCAAGTTTAGATCTTTTATTCTTAATATATCACTATATTAAGCCACAAGTTTATTTATGGGCGGTATCACACATCCTTCTTTAAGTGCTTTCATATTCTTCTCAGATATAAAATCTGGAACCATACGTTTTGTTACACACTTAGCACATAATTTGGCAAATTCGTAATCGGGAGTACCTTCAATAAACATTTTATCAGTTAAACAAACTACTAATTTAGGGAATGTAGGACTGATAATATGTCCAGAAGGAGATTTCATACCTTCTATACGTTGTTTAATTACTTCTTTACAAAGCATTAAAGTTTCATTTTTATACTCAGGTTTCTCATCAAGGTATAAAAATAATGTGATGAAAGGGCTTTGTCCGTTAGTACAAGAAATAGTGTTCAACTGATATAGTAAAGTTTGTATTGAGTCTTTAATTTCATCCTGTAATAAAGCCTCAACTACTTTAGAATTAGTAATTCCAAGTTTAGCCATCTTCTTAGTTATCTTTTCTTTAGATACTTTAACATATTTGGCTAAATGTGACATAGTAATAGTTTGTCCACCATAAGTAGATGAACTTACAGCTGTGATAATCTGAGATGCTACAGTACAAGCAGTTCTTAAACTCTTAGGAGGTTCAATAAACTTACCATTCATTACTGTGCCATTATCTAAAGCATTTTCAAGATCAGATAATTCACAGTTAGTTTCATTCTGTTGTAGTCTATAGTCAGTATCATGTACATGAAGTACTCCTTTTTCATGTAATTCACGTAATTTATCTGGCATTATAAGTTCATTATAAAGCTTACGTGAAGTTTCTCCTGCAATTAAATCTCTAATTACATGGATTTGTGTTGCATCTTTATTAGAATTTTCTTTAGATGCTTCATTTTGTTTGCGATCAACTAATTCAGTAACAGTATTATAAAACTTTTGATTTAATTTAAAGTCTCGAATTTTATTCCGTTGTTCCCTATATTCTTTATAAGATTGAGCTATGTCTAAATCTTCTAAATCATTAATTATAAAGTCTTGTATTTCTTCTACTGTTAACTCATCAGTTAAATTTTCTATCTCTGATACAATCTTATTAATTTGTGTTTCATCTGGTAATTCGTCATTAGCTAAGTAACATTTTGAAATAGCTTTCTTAATCTTGTTTTCATCAAATTGTTCTTTTCTTCCGTCTCTTTTAATTACTATCATATATTAGTATTTTAAATTGTGAACTATAAAGATAGTCTAAATAATTCACAATTCAAAACTAATTAGATGCCTAAAATACTCTTTAAAAGTAGTGTTTTTTCGCATTTATTCATAATATCCTTATCTTTATCATTACTAATAAGTTCAGTAAAAGCATTGTATACATTAAACATATCAGTATTAGAATCTGATGGTACAAAATAAGGAGAAGCTTCTTTTTCAAATAAAAGCTTATACGCATCAATAGCAGTAGAAGTTGCCAACTTTACATTATTAACTCCGTTGTAATAAGGCATGTTAAGACTGTTTCTTATCCACATACCCAATTGCTCATTGATATATTGATTGTCTCTTGGGAAAGTACTATTATGAAGTTTGTCCAAAAATACTTTAATTTCACTTGCTTTATTAATTAAAGTATCTAAAGGACGATAATCAATGGCAGATTCAGGTTGTAATTCTTGAACATCAAGATAATCTGGATTAAATACACATAAATTAGTACATGCCATATTCAATCCACCTCTATAAAATTTAGCAATTGGTTTTCTAGTATCTAAACCGTAAACCATTCCTACTACATCTTGATGATTATCTACATTATAACTTTCTGGAAGTACAGCCTGTAACCATACTCTGTTATAAGTAATATCTTCAAGATTTACATCCCCTTCTTTAGTAAGAGTTACCTGTGAAGGTAACTCTACTTTAACTCTAAAATCAGAAGTAATCTTACTCATTCTTTCTAAGAAAGGAGTTACATAGGCTTCTGTTTCAAAATATTCTTTATCTTTAATTCTTGTTTGTTTTCCTTTGAGTAAATCGTCTAATTGAATATCCATTAATTATCACAGTCTAATTCATTAACATTAGAAATCTTAGGGTCTTTTACATTTAGAAGCTCGTCTAATGTATTATTAACTAATGTTTCTGAAAATTTCAATACATCAGTAAAAGCAATTAATAATTTTGCTCTATCAACTTCATTTATTTTAGTATCTATTTTACCTTTACCATTACTAAATGATAAAGTGTTAGTATGGGCTATTACAGTTATATCGTTAAAATATAATATAGATTTTCCTCCACAAACTAAAAGTTCCTCAACAGGATAAACACCTTTACAAATATTATTACATAATTTAATTACTTTTTCTACTAAATTATCCATAATTTTATTTTAAATTAATAAATATTACTATTCTCTAATAGTTCCTATCTTCATATCGTCTCCTTGAATTTCCATAAAGTTAATACTCCACTTAGTATTACCAAAGTTAGCAGTGATCCAATTACTACTTCCATACAAAGATCCAACACTGATATAGTCAAATGTATTGCCAACAGTATAAGCATAGCGATGAAGATCTCCCTTTACTACATACTTATACTTACCAACAATATTATTTTCATTCATCCATTGTGTAAAGTACAAATCAGTCTTATCATTCAAAGTAAGAGGGAAATTCTTAAATTGATTTTGATTATCTTTACCATGAGCGTATACAAAGGTGTGCTTACCCACACTGAAAGAATCAATAGAATAATTACTAATATAAGTTTTAATTCCAATATTCTGAAGATGAGCTTCAAGAATTTTATTATTAAGCCATCCTGCATTACCATCATGATTAGATTCTCCAATACAAATATAAGTCATAGTATTATATGTAACATTATACTGTAAATCAATAAAGAATTCTTTCATTAACTCTATGTAAATCATAGATATTTCCTTATCATTCCATATAGAAGGAAGTGGATGTCCTCCTCTAGTTGTTTCCTTATTATAAGAATCAATTGAATCTCCCAAATTCACAACATAAATATTATCATAAAATCTTCCTGCAAATTTAGCAACAATAGTATCAAGACGACTTTTAATATCATCTTTATTGTATTCTGCAATGTCATAAGCACCAAAAGCATCGTTATAAGCTCCTATATGCATATCTGAAAGCCAAATAATTAAATTATTAGAATTAGGATTATTCTTTATAAATTCTTTTGGATTATAATCAGAATCTTTAATTTCAAGACCTGCGTCAATTACATTCTGAATTACATTATTCTTTAGATTATTAAGTTCTTTAGCGAGCTTAATATTAAGCTTCTTTAGATCCTCTACTTCTTCCTTTTCTAGCTTCTTTAGAAAATCATTCTCCTTTAAACGAAGATGCATATCCTTAAGTTCATTCTCTGTATATTCTTCGTACATATGAGGAGCAAATGGAGAACAAGCCTTAGTGATATTAAATACGCGAAGAATGCGTTTAAAATCGACTAAAGAATATTCTGGAAGAGTACGAGAAATTTCACGCTGAGTAATATTGGCACCATAGTAGGAATAAAGACGATACACACTGTTCATTTCCTCACGTGTAAGCTGCCCTACTACTGGTGACTTATCTCTACGATAAATTTCAAACTTATAATAAAGTACTTTACCTTCTTCATCACGTACTATTTCTGTACTAGCACGACCATCGGAATCAATCTTCTCGGAATTAACAACAGAATTAGTAGTCTTATTATTACATTTAATATCAGATTTTAATGTTCTAATAGTATTTTTACACTTATCATCTAACTCTTCATCTTTCAAAATTCTATTAATATTCACAATATAATTTTGATAAGGTTCATTAAAGTCTCTACAATACTGCAATACGCTTGTATATCCTGCGTTCTTTACTCGTGTTAGAAAATCAATTACTTTATTAATAGTTGTTTGTCTTGTCATATTTTAAAATTTAATTTATACTCTTTCGAGTTTTAATAATTATTACTTTTTCAAGTTGGAATAAAAAATAAGGGTAGCCGAGAAATATCCCGACTACCCTTTATATTGTTAGAGTAGATTACGCATTCTTTACAACACCAAATACTACATAAGTACCTGCATGTGAACTCTTAGAAGGAGCATATTCAAAAGTAAATGCCTTAGGCTCACCTACTGTAACTTCCTTAGAATAAACAGCAATACCCTTACCCTTGAAACCATCCTTAATAACTTTCTTAGCAAGTTCCTTAGCATCAACTTTCTTACCAGCTACCTTACCAAGAACATTACCTGTTGCAACATCCTTCAAAACAAGAACTGTCTCATACTTACGCTTGCCTTGCTCATTCTTTACATCAGTAATCTTCCAAGGACGCTCACGACTATCAGCAACAGCTGCATCAATAGTGATTGAGAAACCAACACCAGGCACATTCTTTGACTTCTTAGTCAAGTACTCACGATAGAAATCGTTTACGTCAGAATCAGCTGTAGCTGTCTTCTTCCAGTTCTTGTATGCCTGTGTAGCATCACCCATAATTTCAAATGGAGCCTTTGCCAAAGCCTCTTCCTTAGTTGCACCCATCAATTCTACTCTCTTAAAATTCAATACATTTTCCATATTAATAATAAAAATTTAAACATTAATTCATAAAAATAATCTAAATCACATTTTAATTATCTATCCTCATTTCTGAGGTTTGTGATACAATTATATACTCAAAACTTCCTCAGTCAAAGTAAATAAATGTTAAAATCACATTAAATTAATTTTTATCTAATTTACTAATTACTTGGAAATTGTCTTTAAAATGGCAAAGACTTATTCATAATTTCTTTTATTTTTGCAGCCATTTCCTTTGGTTTTAATCCAAAAGTTGGAAATTCTTTACATCCATATCCGAAATCTTCACATAAAATAGTAAGTTTATATATATCTTCTTCTTTCCAACCAGTACCTTCAGCTAATTTATAAATAACTTGGTAGTAAGTAACATCTGGTTTTTTAGCTTGCATGTGTGTAGTTATATAACAAACTAAAGATATTAATGCGAATTTATTATTAATATCTAAATCTATATAACCTAAGCTAAAATTTTCTTTATAAAGATGTTCTAATTCTTTAAAGGACATACCCATTAGCTTTATAAAAGGCAACTAATTTTAAAAGCCTTTTAAATTCATCGAAACCAAGATTAAACAATTTACTAGTCATAGGAGATACTTTAGTATAAAATTCTGGAATAGTCTGAACTACTAAAAAATTACTTTTAATAGTCGGATTATCCATATTATAATACTTTTTAGCTACCATAGATAATAACCATGAATACATAGCCATTTCTCTGTAGTAATGATACTTAGTAACTGCATTATCAAACTCTGGAAGAATTGCTCCATGCGTCTTTAAATCATTTACTAATATAGTATTATTCTCTATATCTATAGTATAATTATCTAACTTAGACTTCAAACGTAGTATAAAAGGTTTTATATTAGGATCATCAAAAGTTACTTCTACATCTAATAGAATTGCTTTTTCGTATCCATATTCAGGGTCTTCTATAATACCTTTAGGATTTAATAAGTCTTTGATAGCATTATTTTTATAAACAGCATTTAGACAAGACTTTAAATGTTCTCTTGATTTAGGATCCAAATATATTTGTATTTTATCTGGATTATTGTTTTGCTCGAACTTTAAACGATCTTGCCAATAAGGAGTACACTGTTCTATCAACTTATTAATTTTATTCTCAGTTAATTTATCTTTATAGTATCCAATTTTATCAGAAGCTTTATAAATAGCTTCTATAATATTACCATCCTTTTTATAAGTTTTAAATACTTCATCAGCCATAAATCCAGCTTTAGCTGTAGGTCTATTAGCTAATTCATTTAATTCAAAACTCTCTGGCTGCAATACCAATTCGTGAATAGCTGAACCGAAAACTATGCTATCCGTATAAATACCTAAAGTCTGATTAAAAAACTTTTCAGGAGATCCATCCTGATCAGGATTAATTCTAGAAAGACGTGAATTACTCACATAACCACTATACTTTTTAGAAAAATAAACTTCATCATCTATATCTTCAAATCTTAAAGTTTCTAAAAGTGGTTTAATATGAATTTCACTTAACTTCATTTAGTATAATTCTTCAAAGTCTTTAAATAGGTTTTGTTCTTTACCTAAGTTATAAACTTCTTCAATTTCATATTTATCAAGTGAATATATACGTAATACAGGACCTGCATATTGATTAAAAGGAGTGTCCATTAATAAGCAAGGAACACCTCTTTTATTCATTGCTTTAAAATTAGATACAGAATCATCAACAAATACATCACAACGCCCTTTAATCATGTTAGCTTTATTACCTTTTTGGTAATACATTTGATATACAGGACTACTTGTAAATCCATTATTATTTAACCATTGTTTAGTCCATTGTTTAGGATTTACTCTTTTAGTACAATAAAGTTCTGGAACAAAATCAATATCCCTTAACTTAGGAAGATTTAACCAGAAATCTTTATCTTTAGATAATATTCTTTGTACATTTCTTGTTATTTCGTAATCATTTTTAGGATTACCAAAAATTGATAAATAAGTATTAAAGAAATCTGCTAATACTTCATCAATATCTAAACCTATTCGTAACATATTATTTAATTATTAAATCTTATTATATTTAGTATAAGCATCAAGTAGTTTATAAAAGAAATCTTCTGGAATAATAGCTACAGTATTATTAGTACTAACAGTATTACGTTTCCAAATAAGAGTAAAAGGTTTACTTTTATCTGGACATTCTTCTCTAATTCCAAAATAATTTGGAGTATTAGAGTAATTCTTAGCTTGAATATTTACCGGCAATCTACCTTCGAGATCTACTATATCAATTTTAGCATTATCTAATTTCTTAGATTCTCCTGCAGATCTCTCGCATCCAGTATATCCTATTTTACGAAGTTCGTCTCGGATATGATACTCAAGATCTTTTCCTTTAGATTTACTTTTCTTAGCTTGATAGGACTTTTTAGTATGAGAATCTAACCATTCGCATATTACTCCATCTTTTGTTGGAGTAGATTTATTGCAACGTAGTTTAATAGAATTTACAGATAAAATAGGTCTAAATTTCTTTGGTAATTCTGGATGAGAATTAAAATACTCCTCAGTACCTTTAGCTGCTTCTTCTAAAGATTCAAATTCTAAAATAGTTTTATCAGGATAAGTTATTTTACAAGATGTATTAAGTTCTTTCTACTTCATATTTTTTAAATTTTAAAATGCTTTCTTTAATAAATTTCAAAGTTTTATCTCTTCCATATTCTCTATGAAAGTCACTTATATCTTTTGCTTTATAATGTCTTGGTATATAAAAATAATTAAGTTCTTTATGTTTGTTTTTTATCTTTTGCATGTTCTGCAATCCAGGAAGATCGTTATCGTAGAAAACAACAATATATTTAAATCTACTTTTTAGATCTTCTAATACATTATCAGAAATAAATAAATTTTCACTATTTGGAGCTATTGCACTAATTCCTAAGCTATATAAACACATTACATCTTTCATTGATTTTGTAATAACACACAATTTACCTGTTTTAGGAAGTTGTTTATAGCCTTGAATTTTTCTAGCTGGCCAATTAGTAAGAAATCTATAAGTAGATTGTTTGGGGAAATAGATTCTCCATAATTCTAGTTTATCTTTTTTCCCCCCATAATAGCCAAACATAAAGTTATCTTTATATTCTGTTTTAAATAAATCTCCATTCAAAAATACATTTTGACAAGAATAGACATTATATTTTTTCAATATATCTGGAGTAATACCATAACTTCCCCACCACTGTATTTCAGTTATAGTAAAGTCTTTTACTTCTATTCTTATATCTGCAGGACCTTCATCTTTAAAAACAGTAGTACTTGGTTTAATAGGTTGAATTTCTCTATCAACGTGCTTATTAGATAAGCCAAAATCTTCTGCTATTATTTTTAAAGCTTGATGATAATTAACATGGAATTTTTCCATAACAACATTTATAAAGTTACCATAGAAACTTCCATTAAAATCCTTAAATATAAGTTCTCCAGATTTATTTTTATAAAAAGAACAAGTAGGAGTATTATCCTTTCTTAAAGGGGAACAAAATAATCCTTTAGCCACCTTTAATCCAAGATAATACTCCATATAAGTTTCCTCTGAATATTTAGAAAGTAAATAAGACTTAGTAATTTTTGGTTCAAATGTAAAATCTAATATCATATATAAATTTAAAATTGAACCTTAAATATAAGCTTATTTATTTAAGCATCAAAGCAAGTCAGAAAAGTCATCGTCTTCTGAACCATGACCTTGACTTGTAGGTTCATCATCAACATCGTCTGGCATACTTGTAGGCTTAGCATTCTTGTATGCCTTAATTTGTGTCTCCTCGTATTCAGTAAAGGCAAGAATATCTTGCTTCAAGCTGATAAAATTATCACTTGTAAATACCTTACCTTCTTTGTTTAACGCAGTAATACGAGGCAAAGCTGGCTGGATACGACCATCACGGTTACGTCCTACCAACTTAATAAAGCACTCTGTACCTACTTTTGGAGTAAGAATTTGATTTAATGCTTTACATACATCATCAAAAGACTTAAACTTAGATGATGCTGCCTGCATTTTCTTAAATCCATCTGGATTAAGAACTCCTGCAAGCTGAGCGATATAAGTCATAATCTGCTCAAAACCAGAAGGCATTTCTACTTCGTGACCTTCCTTATTAGTATATGTATTTCTTTTAGCACTATCTTCGTTAGGGAAGAATGTATCTTCATTGTAGTAACCATTTTCTCCCTCAAACTTAGCTGTTAGAATCTTATAAGTCTTAGAAGGGTCTTTCTTACCTTGAATTTCTCGTACCTCTACACCTTGAAACTTAACAGGATAAATACCCCAAGGCTTAAGACGTCTACTACCACTAACTGCTACTGTGTCTGCTAAAGAACCAAAATTCATCATAATTTATTAAAATTTAAAAAGTAAAATCAAAATCATCTGCGTTAATTTCTTCTGTATCTTCTGCTTTACTATCTAAATTATCTAATAAATTATCTACTTCTTGTTCCTTTTCTTTTTCTGGAACTTTTATTTCTTCTGGAGCTGCTACTTCCTCACGAACTGCATCTCCATTAAGAACAAATAAACTATCATTATGTGGATGTACAGTTAATACAAAGTTATGTCCATATTCTGATAGTCGGTCATTACCTGTACCTCTACAGATAACTGTATTTGACTTAGAAAGCTTATTACCTCCTTGTGTTTGGAAAGTAGCATCAGTTCCAATAATTGGAACTTTACTATTAAATCCGTCTACCTTTTGATATTTAATATCAATCTTATCTCCAGCTTCTACTCCTAAAAGTTGAATAGCTGCATTATTTAAATGATACTTAGTATCATCTAAAGTAAGCTTAGGTGTAGGATCATTATCTTCTTCCTTCTTCTTTTTAGTTGTTGAAGCTTTCTTAGTTTTTACGGTAGAATCATTAAGAACTCGCTCGTCCGTAATAATTTCACCAGTTGTTTCATCTACCCATTCAGATTTTACAGTAATTTTAACAAGTTTCATTAGTCTTCGTTATACTCCTTAATTTTATCAATAACAAAATTTAAATCATTATCTATTAGAGTATCATCAAACAGTCCCATAGGGGATTTAGCTGTACATGTTCCATCTGAATTAGTAAGAAACTTATATTGTACTTCATTAGATCCTTCATCCCGAACAACCTTAGTGAAAAGTACATAAGTGAAAAGACCTTCAAGTGTAATAACACTGTCTAACATTTTCGTTAAAACTACATAAACTTATAAGGTGTAATTACTTCACCTAATTTATGCCTACCGTATTTCTACGGGAACTGACTATGTATTCATAAAATATAAAAATATTTTACATCCCCATTTCAAACATGACTAATTACTTCATGTCTTACGTAGCCGATCCGCTACTAGTCGATACACGCGCCCTAAGTATTCTAGAATTATACTTATGCTTGGCTCGGCATTGTCATACAATTAGTTTCACAACTTAAGCTTTAGATTTCGCCGAATTAGGGGTTATACTGGCAAATATTTATTTACCTTGGGTCTTAATTTTGTAGTAGGGATTAAGATTATCTCCAGTATTTTCACTGTGCGTAAGCACTGCTACATATAGATCATCTCTAAGATCCATTGACGACTTAAGAACTTCATAAGCATGCTTTGCCATATCAGTAAACTTACTATAACCTTTCTCATCCACTCTAGCCATAGCCTCAAATGCTTGAAGATATTGAAAATCATCAATAATCAACACTTTAATATTAGTTAACTTGGTATTGATGAGGCTCATCATCTTGGCAATTTGATCTATATTGCTTGTAGTATAAAAATTACCAGAAATTTCTTTAGTTTCTTTGTTTACTTTAAAATCTGGATACTTTTTCTTAGCACCCTTAATTCCAGGACGCTTTCCTGTAGTTGAAATAATAAAAGTAGTTTCTGGATTAAGATTTCTAATTGATGTGGTCTTACCACTACCACTCTCTCCTACTATAGCTATTAATTCTGCCATTTTTACATTGTAAAGTTAAATTTAGTATCATTATTATCTTCTATTTTAACTTTATCTTTCTTATTAAATATGTTAGTGTAGTCATGTATTTCATTAGCTGGAGGAAGTTCTCTCCAATAACTAATTTTACCATCAAAATAACAATAATCAGCCTTATTAGATGCTCCATATCTATTTTTTAAACAGATAATAGCTTTGAACTTTCCATTCAGTGCTTTAATGTTATATTCATGATAATTTGCTAAATGATCTACAATTGGATCATATATTGATAAACAACAATCGCAGTCTTCATAAGGACCCGAACTATCTTTTAGATCAGAAGGCATAGGTTCCTGATAACCCTGCTTTTTTCTATCCATAGAAGCTGCGTCTCTATTACTTTGCATTAACATTACAAAAGACATATTAGTTCTATTTCTAAGACTAACTGCATAATGAGACCATTTATCAATTTCCTCTTTTTTAGATTTTGTATACTTTAGCAAAGCCATGTGATCCATCATTGTTATCAATAGTTTATCTGGATCATTAGGAATATATTTACGTGCTTTCCCAGCACCTTCAAAAGTTCCTTCTTTTTTAAGATCCTCCATAACTATAGCATATGCTCCATCAGCACTAACATTTTTATCAATTATATTTAATATTTTATCGACTTTCTCAAGCCAAGGAATACACTGATTAACTATTTTATAATCTTCTTCAGATAATATATAGTCTTTTTTCCTGGATAACAATTCTTTGAATCCTAATCTCTTTCCAAACTTTTCATAAATATACAATGAAAGTAGTTTAGCTAGTATAATTTCAGATTTCATCTCTAGAGAAAAGAAATTAATTCTTAATTTTCCATCATCAAGATGCTCCATAATAACTCTATAGAGATAAGCATATACTAAAAGATTAGTTTTGCCAATTCCAGAACCAGCGAAGATTAAAGTATAAGTTCCCTGTGTTACACCATCAGTTAATTCCTCTAATTTAGGTAATCCAATAGGAGTTCCATGACTTCTACCAGCTCTACCTTTATCAATTTCAGTTAATAAAGATTTATAACTCATTATAAACTCTCTATCGTATTAAATGTAACATTACTTAACTTACCATCTTTAATATCTTGTAATGCTTCCCATCGATGATCAATTACAAAAGATAAAACAGTCATATTTAAAAATCCTACATTATTAGCTTGTTCCCATTTAATTAACTCAATAATTTTACTATGAGTTTCTGGATTCCAATTAATAATTTTGCTATAAAAACGAAAGAAATCCTCACGACTTCCAAAACGTTTAGAAACTCCATGTAAAGGAACCATTCCCCCATTAATCATACCATATCTAGGATAAACTTCCATTAGTTCCTGACCCAAATCAAAAGATGCTTTATGCATATTTTTTATCAATACTTTATTAATAGCAATATCATAAGGATTAAATGGCTCTCCTTTATTAGGAATTTTATAGGATTTTAAGATTAACCCCTTATTTTGCAAAGATTGCAAGGTATCTCTAAAACATTCTTTATTATCAGAAATCTGAAGAAATCTTTTAAGATATTCTTCATCTTGAGTATCTTCTTGTAATAAAAGAATAATTTTAAGTACAAATAATTCTGTAGGGGTTATTTGATATTTTTCTTGAAATGCAATATCATCATCAATAGAATAATTAAATTTTTTCAATTTAAACTAGTTTAAGAATTGTTCACCAACATATCTCAAACTACAAAATATTTATTCTCCTCTCGGAGTTTTATTATATGTATCAAAACCTAAAAGAAAGTTTAGGAATAGGCTTTCTATACTCATTATATTCCTTTCCTAGTAATACTTTCTTTAAATTTTCTTCATCAATAGTTATATACTCAGCATTTTTATGTGATTTTTTAAACCACTCAACTTCCGCAGTATTGTTTATAATAATATTAAACATTTCTGCTTCTTTTCCTTCCTCTGCTCTAATAATTCTTCCAAGTTTTTGGACTGCTTTTATTTCAGAACTATCTATACCTATATTAATAGCAACCGATAATCCTTTCACATCTAAGCCTTCAATAGCCTTTTTAACAGTATTAAGTACCCCTGTAGGTTTTAGATTAAATTCTGAAATAGTAGTTCTTCCTTTCTTTTTAGAAGTCTTACCACTATATACTTCTCCTACTGCTATGGATTCAGCCATTTTAATATTATTAGAGAAAGTAATAATTTTAGAATTAGGTCTAGCTTGAATAATCATATTAGCTATTTCTGTCTTTTTTAAATGATTATTTATAAAAGTTTTGCGATCTTGCATAGCTCTCATAAATCCCATAGCATGAATAGTAATATTCTTAAACATATTAGATCTATCTTCTTCTAAAGCATTATCTGGAAGTAATTGATCTCGATAAGCTACTCTATACTTATAGCCATCTTTTCCGATCATCTTCATAACTAAATCAAAATCAAAATTAAAGAATTCAAAATGTGATGTAAATTCTTTATTAAGTTGTTTATATTTATCAATATCATTAACATCAATAAGAACTAAATATTCTTTAAATTTAGATACCCACCCATTTAGTAGAGCTTCTTGTACAGTAATTTTATCAATAACTGGGCAATATTTAGCTATAATTTTTTCTCTTCCATCAAGTCTTTCAAAGGTTGCAGTTAGTCCCAATATCATCTTGTATTGTACTTTTTTAAATACTTGTTTAAAAGTATCAGCAGCATAACGATGTTCTTCGTCTAAAATAAGTAAATCACATTGCCAAGAATGTTTTACTACAGTATTAATAACTGCAACAGTACAATAAAAAGATAAATCATTGCTGTCAAGTATATTTTGCCACTGAATTTGTAATACGTCTGTAGGAACAACAATAAGAACTCTTGATCCCGGCCTCTTAGATAATAAAGTTTTAATACAATTAAGTCCTACACGCGTTTTTCCGAATCCCGTGCAAGCCTGTATGGATCCTTTACACTTATTTTTAATCCAAGTTACTCTACATTGTTCCTGACGTTCATCCCTTGATACATATCCAAATAAATCCATTAACTAATATAATAGATTAAAGATGAATATGTATCTACAGGAAATAAATCTGCTAAATTAATTACGTTCCAAAGTAATACCTTTAATTTCAGCAACACGTTCAATTTTATTAATAATATCTTCCCATTGAGAAATATGAAAACGCACTTCATCCTCAAATCGGAACAATACCTTATCTCTTAAAACAAGAAGTTGATCTGTTGTTAAGTCAGAATATTTCTTAGTCTTAAGATTCAACATAGCTCGAAGCTCTGTATAACTTAAACCATTTTCATTTGGATATAATTTAATATCCTTACGAAGGTTAAAACGTTCCTTAATTACATCAATACGATTACGTGCTTTTCCATCCTTATCTCTTTCGAGAAGTTCATTCATTTCCTTATCTGTCAACCAAACACCCATCTTAGTAATAAAACTAAGAGAAATGTGAGATCTATCAAACAATCCCAATACTCCTACAGCTCCAAGTAGTACATCATGAATTGTAACATCTCTAAATTCCATAGGAACACCATCAGTTAGTACAGTAATAGGAGTATTAGCATACTCTTCATTTGGAATACTATCCTTATTTGCCTCAAGTGCTTCTCTAATATCACTATTATAAAGGAATCGAGGATAAGGTTTGCGTACATCAGGAATATTTGTTTGATACTTATTTTCAAGCCAACGAAGGTATAATTCTGCATTACACTTCTGTCTCTGCCTCTTAATCATATCAAGCAAAATTGTTCTACCTGGATTCTTTTTATCATTACTATATAACATAGACATACAATGAGAATAAAATTTATTAAGCTGCTCTGGAGTAGCATCCATAAGTCTAACCTCCTCTTGTACTCGTACTCCGTTTACTTCTTTCTTTGGACCCTTCCAAATAAAGTTTTCTACGTTATTTTCATGCTCATTAATTGCTTGTGTTAATTTTTCTCCTAAAACTCCCATGTTTTTCTTATAATTTTTATAATCTTAAATATCATATCTACATTATATATTTATTATCTATTACTTTTTCATTAGGTTTACTAATAAAATTAATAAACCTATTTGCTGAAAATTTATAAGGAATTAGATTATAACCATCAAACCATTTATCTACTCCTTCTGATACTGGTTGGTAAGTTAAAAATCCTTCTTCGCCAATCTTTAAACCTCTATGTTCCCAATTAGGATACCTTGTACACATTACATATTTATATAAAAAAGATGCTTTATCATCTATATTTTTAAATATATAAGTAGTATATCCAGTAGGATCATGCAATATAGCTTCAACTCTTGTTAGTAGAGTTATAAATTTTGAATCCTCTACATCCATATTTTGCTATATCACATTTAAATTTATCCATATTTTGCATGCAGGGATAAGATCGACAATCTTTACAAGATCTCTCAGGAAATTTTAATTTAATTCCATTTTTATCCTTTATTACTTGCATATTAATCCTAATACTAAAGCAACTATTACTCCAATACCAAAACTTTTAGTTCTTTTTAATTTTTTTATCTTTCTTTCTTGTAAATCAATAGTATTATTTAAATCTACTAATTGTTGAACTTGTAAAGAATCATGCTTAGAAGCTAAACTATCAAGTTTTTGATAATTTCGTATTTGTTGTTTTAAAAGAGGAATTTGTTTAGACCATTTTTCATGTTCCAAAAATATTAGATTAGTAGTTCTCAACTGCTGCGGAGTCATTATTAATCCTGTATCTTTGGATATAGTCTGCCCAAAAGATATAAGCGGAATCAATAGGCATACGCTTAATAGTTTCAATTTTCTTTTCATAAGTACGTTCTATTAGTTGTATTTTAACAGATGCAGTATCGTTAATTTTATGCAAACTATCCCGCTTTTGGTAATAAACAGAATCTTTCTTGTAATGGTGAATTATAGTATTTGTATTACTGTTATTGTAATTTCCGTAGTACCAAAAACCAAAGAATATAATAACAGTAATACTAATCAATACTATTAACTTGTTACTTTGAAATCGCGTCATTGGCACTGAGCATAGCCTTCTTAGCCTTCTTAGTATTATACAATGCTTCTTGTTCTTCATAATTCTGAATAGCTAAAGAAGGATCGTTAGAAACTCTTTCTACAAAGTTCTTAAGAAGAGCAGTAGCTACATCTGTACTCATCAAAGCCAAATCATCAAAAGCTACTGTATAACCCTTAGTACTATTAGCTTTACCATAAGCAATTTTCTTAGCAATGTCTTCGTTATAAGAATCGTTTGGATTTCTTACAGAGACACCAAAGTTAACATAACGTTGCCATGCAGTCAATACACCTTTAGAATTAGCTTTTGTGTGTATATTAGACTCGTTATCAAACAAAAATTCATCATCCTCTCTGCAATAATACTCTTTACAAGGGTAGTCCTCAGGAGAGATACTCACCATACAAACTGTAAACTCACGTTCCTTTCCATCAAAATGCTTAAACTTTCCTGTTGCGTACTGTACGATTTCTTTTTTCATGTTTCTTCTTTGTTTTAGGTTTAGGCAGCTTCTCGATATAATCTTTAGGAGCACCTATTAAATTAAATGATTTTTCGTAGATTATTTCTGGTTTCTTTTTATTAGGGAAATAATCTACTTTAACTTTAATTGGCAATTCAATACCACTTTTGTAGAATTTAGAATAGATTAATTCACATCTTTTTTCTTTGCAAAATATTTTATAAATATTAAGCTCATAGAGAAAATAATCTAATTCTTCAAGCATTATTCAGATACTTCTTGAGTTACTTCTTCTGGAGTTTCCTCTTTGTCAGTATCTAAATCAAATTCAGGCTCAAAAACTATATCTTTCATAGCTATAGTTTTGTTTGTACTACCACAAGTACTGCACTTGTATTCTCCTTGACTGGTAAGAAAATGTGTTGTTTTACAACCACAAAACTTACATTTGATTTGCTTTGATTTCTTTGTCATAATTGTTAAATATTATTTTAATAAATCTTTCTACGAATATATTATTAACTGTATCATAGCAATCATTCCAATCACCATAATGATAAAGACGTTCAATATCATTAGAAGATAGATTATCTATATCTAAGTAGTCTAATCCTTCATCAGATTCGTTTATTTCATATTGATCATAAACAATAGAATAATGATAAACTGTGCAACTTCGACAAGGAAGTCTATCTTTATTATTGATAATGTTAAATCTAATATTATCTACAGAATAATCCTCTAAAGAATAATTATATATACGTAGTTTAAAATCGTATAATTCTCGCTTTTCTAATTCTCTTGCAATTAGATAAGCAACATAACAACATCCTCCACAATTAATATCATAACGTTTGTCTAATTTTACGAAGAGTTTATTAAGATTATTAATTAAGTTTAAAATAGAATACATTATAAATCAACTAATTCTTTTTCAATTATTTTCTTTTCGTTTGAGTAAACTTTACTAAATTCCTGTGGAGTAGTTTCTTCTAAAAGTTTTTTATTAGTACGCCACAAAGCAATACGTTTTTTAGCAGATTCTATACTAATACCATAAATAGGATCTTTAAACTCTATTCTTTCGTTAGCCTTTCCTTTATTAACTACTTTAGAAAAAGTTAAATCCCAGAATAAAGAATCTTCAGATATCTGCTTAAGAATATAATCATCAGTTTTTATTATCATAATTACTTCTTTTTCTTTCTTCCATTATGTCCTTTATGGTGCTTTATAACAGGGCGAGGATGAGCTGCTCCCCATTTCTTCTGAGAGCCTGGCTTAGTTGTCCCATCTTGATGTCTAGAACCTGCTGCTTCCCAAGCCTTTTGAAAAGCTAATAGTCCTGATAATTTATGCTTATACTTCATTGTTTTCTTGCGTTTTAAAATGATTACTAGCTGCATAAAGAGCTTTTACGAAATCTTCTACATTAATACCATTTACATTAAAATAAATGTAAAGAGTCATAGATATAACATATATCACTTCTAAAAGAGAATAATCAGAATCTTTGAAAAGTTCATCAATTTGACTTATCAGAATCTTTGACTTCTCTATTAATTTCTTTTCTCTGCTCAATTTCTTTCTCTACTCCTTGTAAAAACTTAATATAATCTGAAAATAGGTTTTGATAATCTGACTTAGTGGATTTACAGTATCCACCTAAAATACCATCCGTTAATAAAGAAAGAAAAAGAACGACATCTGCAGCAGTAATTACTCTACCTTCTTCTACTGCTTTGCTTATTTCTTCTTCATAAACTTTACCACACTTACTAGCTAATTTAACTAAAAAATCAACATTCAACTTCATAACAGGCTTCACTTGCTAATTTATCACATTGTTCGTTATATTTATCCCCATTATGACCTTTAACATGCTTAAATTGTATGGGTGTTTTAACTAATTTTTTAGCTTTACTTAAAGCAATATCTAATTTATTCCATAAATCCTTATTAGCTTTTCGTTGCCAATTTTTAGTAAGAGTTCCTACTACATACATGCTATCAGTAATGATTGTAAGAGAATCAATTTCTTTGACTATAGAGTTTAAAGCAATTAGTACTGCTTGCATTTCCATCCTTTGGTTAGTAGTATCTTTATACTTAGCAGAATGTTCAAAAACTTTTTGACCATTACGCAAAAAGACGATACCTATTCCTCCAGTATTTAAACTGGATTTATAAGCACCGTCTGTATAAATTGTATAATTTATCATACTAAATACCAAGTTAAGTATTTTCTAAAAGCAGTTACTCTATCTCCTATTTGATACTCTTTGTTACTTTTACATTTTACTACATGTTTACTGATTAAATTATCCACATAATAATATTCTTTAGTTTTAGAAATTACTATGCCAATAAAATAATTATCAGTACTATAGTATACTAATGCAAGAGTGACTAATATAAGCAATAAAAGAAATGAAAACATTGTAAATATTATAATAAAAGGATCCATTTTCTTTCTTTTTTAAGGTTTGTATACCATATTATTAAAGACTTTCCATTTATTATTTCAAAATGGGGTTTATAAGATATTATAATTACTAATAATATACCTATAATAAAAATAATCTCAACCATATATAAACGAAAAAAGCTAGCTTAAAGCTAGCTAATGATTACTTTACAGAATCAACATGTACTGTGTCTACTGTATCAGTCTGTACAGTATCTACTGTATCTTTCTGATTAGAACTGCTTGTAGTATGATTACCGCAAGACATAAAACTTACAGCTGCAAAAACAGCAGCAACAATCATAATTTTCTTCATTTTAATAAAAATTTTAATTAATAATAATAAATCTCATAGACTTTTATGCAAGTCCTTTTAATTTCGTTGTATAACTTTTATCGCCAGCATATCCAATCCTATCCAAAAAGTAATAATAATTTCCTCCTTTATATCTAGATTGAATAAGCTTTTTATAGGCTTTAACAGATTCAGACCAATGAGAATAACTCCTATAAGTATTTCCCTTACGAAGTCCAAATAAATTATTTTTTGTTTTACAAACTTTTGAAGAAAAGTTACCTGTTTCAAGTTTAGCTTGAGCCAAAACAATGTGAGCATGGTGCACATTATTATCACTTAAAACTTTCTTCAAATTCTTTTCGTTAAGAGGGAGTGTTCTATTTGATGTGAGTTTCTTAGTAATGACTTGTTTTTTAACAAGCATAGTATCGAATACAACACTATCCTTAATAACATTCATCTTAATTTCAATTTGATCTTTTGCACTAGATTCTTTTTTAGAATTATTAAAAATAATTCCTAATAAGATTCCTATGCAAAGACAGTAAATACAATGATAATTTACTTTTCTTTTTCTAATCATAATCTAATTTTTTAGATACACGGAGATAATCCTGCGTCTATTACTTTTTTATTAAGCTTATAGTAATTTTTAGCATAAATACTTCCGCATCTCTTAATTAACTTTTTCATTTTTCTAATCATCGTTATTAATTTTTAGTTAATACTTAGTATTAGGATGGATTTTAGGGGTTAGGTTGAGGCTCGAACTCAAACTAATTGTGCCACAAACAATCGTGCTGACCATTAACACTACCTAACCCATTTATTTAAATTTACTTTTTCAAAAATAGTAAAATTAAATTTTTTATCAAATTGATTTAAATCAATTTCTCTTTATAAGACTCTAATTGCCTTAATAATTTAAAAGTTTCATTAATACATGAAATTCTATCCCAATTATCTTTGGTATCATCACAATGCTTTGTATCAAAGCCAAATACCCAACTATGTTCAGGTATAATATCAGTAGTTAAAGGGATAACATTATCGTAAAACTTATCGAAATGTTCACTGAGAGTTAATCCTCCATGTATACTTATAATATTTTCTACATCATGGAAATAATCGCGCTCGTATAAAGGGTGTGTTATGGGAACAGCTACATAACCATTAGCATAACCACAATCTTTTCTATTATCATTTTTAATAATGAACGGTACACATTTTAATTTATTATCCATAGTTTATCATTTATAAATTGTAAAAATCTTCTATAGGATCTGACATATAATCCCAAACTTTATCGTCGTAAGTAATTTGAGTTTCTAAATTAGGAGAAGCATTTTCGTAGTCAACTAAATGAAGATCATCACTAAAATACCATAAACAATCAGCATAATCCTTATCAAAATCTTTATTCCATTTATCACCAGGAAACATAGGAGAACGATAGTGTTCTATAATATTTCCATTCTGATCAATATCTACAAGTCTAAATCTAGCCACAATTTAATTCTTTATGATAATTTAACAAAGTTTCCTGTACACGTTTTGCCGCTTTTTCAGTTTGCTCTTTGGTACGAAAATAATTACCAAAATTATATCTATAGCGGTCACTAATATAATCTGTATCTTTCATTACCGATGCGTAACCATCTGCATTAATATGATAATAATATTCTCCCTTATTTGCTCTCCACCTAATTTTCTCTATTTTCTTTTCTTCTGCATTCCATTGTAAGCCTACATCACGCATGTAATCAAAAAGTTCTTGTTTTTCTTTTTCAGTAGCTAAGCGGACAGCATAACTATAGTTACAAGCATTATCATTTATTTTAATTTTTCCATTATGATTTCTAAAAACATAACAATTATACCCACCATCATTTGATCTTGTGCCATTATAAATCATAATGATTTTAAGTTCATAAGGTCCTAGAAAATCACTAATAATTACATCACCATCTTTAAAATCTTTAATTTTTTCTTTAATAGTAATTTTATTATCATCTATTTGTGCAATACAACCCTCAGGAATTTCGACTTTATCTCCGCATTGTAATTCTATTTTCATATTATTTTACTTTTTACGTTTCTTTTTTCTTTTACTTGTGTATGGTATTGATCCTGCACGTGATTTACTCTTTTTATTGGGTAAATAACAATCAATCATTTCCGAATGATTTAAATATGCACAGGAATGATATATTCTCTTCTTAATTCGTCCATTTATTAAATATTAAATAGTTTGTTTATTTTCTAATTTTTCTAATACATCATCAATATGTTTTATAAGACAGCCTATTTTATATTTACAGGTTATCTCATCCTTTATTGCATATTCTGGAAAACTAATTGAATACATATCGAAACATAATCTATGTAATCTGATTTGGTATTGAAATAAATTATCTATGTGTTTTCTTAATTTATCCACACCTATCATAGTACCAGTGCATATTATTAATATGACGATTATAATACCAAAGAATATTATATTCATAGTTATTTCCATATTCTATTGCTAATTTAATATTATTACTCAGATTCTATAGAATGATATTCTTTACTTATATCATATCCTAAATCTATTGTTACACGTAAAAATGAATGTATTTCTTTTGTTTCTTCTGGACTTATTTGTTTTATTTTTCCAAATAAATCTTTTTGCTTTATACAATATTTAATATAAAATTTATTAATTAGCCTAATACATGTAGTTAATAATTGAATTTTTTTAATAAACCACCAATGTATAAAATCTTTTCTTAAAGGAATTGGAATTAATATCTTAATATATTTCATATTCTTAATGTTTGTTTAATTTTATATAAATAATAGGCTTCT